GACAGCGCTTTCAGACAGGTTGGCGGTTTCAGAGCCGGGGAAAATGTCCAGCCAAGCCTGCCGCATCTCCTCGACCATGATTTCGCGCAGTTCCTCGCCCCTGCCGTCCTCGGCAAGCATCAGCAGTTCGTCATGCACAGAGGCCAGCATCCGCGACTTGAACGGCAGTTCCCAGACCTTCTGGCTCATGCGCGTGACAGCGCGATACATCACGTCGGCGGCAGCGCCTTGGATCGGGTAGTTGGACGCGACAGGCAGCGACCGCTCGTTTTTGTGGACGAAGACAGTGCGGCCAGACTGGATCGGCAGCAGCCCCGTGGCATTCATCTGATCGAACATGCGGTGGCGCAGCGCGTAGGCGTTAGGGTAGCGGTCGGCCCACTTCTCCACAAACTCCGCAGCCTCAGAGTCAGAGCAGCGCAGCACGACTGCCAGAGCCGCGTTGCCCGCCCCGTAGGTAAGCTGGAAGCTGAAGGCTTTGGCCTTCGACCGCATCTCCTTGGCGCGGGGGTCTTTGGCCTTCAGGCGGGCCTTAAACTCGTCGCCGGGGACGCGGAACAGCGTGATGGCCGACTCGGCGTGAACGTCTCCGAAGATCACGTCCTGCTTGAGTTGCCAGTCATTGCTGACTTCAGCCAAGACGCGCAGTTCGATGCCGCTGTAGTCGGCCAGCACCATCTCGGTATTGGGCGGGGCGATGAAGGAGCGCCGCACCATCGGGTTGCGCGGGATGTTCTGGAGGTTTGGGTTCGATGACGAATAGCGCCCTGTGACCGCCTGCGCGATGTTGAAGCGCCCGTAGACGCGGCCAGCCAAGTGCTGCTTGGTCAGCAGGGTCTCGCCGTAGGTGCCAAGATACTTCTCAGCGCGGTTGAACACCATCAGCGCCGCCAGCCAGCGCGAGAACGGGTAGGGCGATCTGAAGGACGCCTGCCGCAGTTGCTTGCGGTCTGTTTGCAGTTGCTCAGACTTGTCGGTCTTAGGCCACGCCCGCAGGCTTGTCTCGTCCAGCACAGTCTTGATGAAGTCAGAAAGTTGCTTCTTGGACCGCAGGTTCGCAATAAGGTTCTCTGGCGTGTAGCGGCGCAGCGTCTTCTCGGCAGCGGCGCGGCGCAGCGTCCACATATGGATCAGGCGGCTGTGGTGCCGCTCGTCGATCACCATGCCCGTGTCTTCCATCTCGGCAGTGCCGCGCCAAGCGTCGTTGAGGACGCGGAAGCCTTGAGGACGCGGAAGCCCGCCCACTGCTGGGAAGTCAGCGCCTCGTCCCATAGCTTGTAAAGCTCATATGTGTCATTGGCATCCTCGAAGCCGTAGTCATACTGCTCCCACGTCAGGTCTGCCTGCGACCAGTCAGAGGTTTGCAGGTGCTTGTTGTCGCGTGTCTTGCCCAGATCGCGCTTCACCATGTCCGCAAGGCTCAAGGGCCGACCGCCCAGCTTCGCCTTGGACATAACACCAACGTCGTAGAGGACCACATCGGGGCCGTCAGTGGCGTAGTCGAACCAGCGCCCCTCAAACCCGGCATTGAACACCGCCCACGGGCAAGCCTCTGCTAAAGCCAGCGCGTAGTCCGCAAAGGGCGCGCAGTGCAGATGGTCGATGACATAGTTGCCCGCAGGCCCGCTGATGCAAGTCAGGCGCACGTCCGCAAGCTGTGGCCGCAGTCCAGTCGTCTCGAAATCGAGCGCGTGGACCTGCCCAGACTTGGCGATTTCTGCGATTATGTGGAGCGCCTCGGAATGTGATAGAACAAGGCGGTATTGACTGACAGGGCTAGTCATTCTAATCTTCCTTCAGGTCTTAGCAGAACCTTGCTTCTTTCGAGAAGCACAAAGCCCCCGGTTTGGTCGCCGGGGGCTTTGCAGTTTCAGAGGACGCCGCGACGGCGACGGGCGGGAGCAGGCAGCGCGCCGCCTTCCGAAGACTGGATCAGTTCGTCGATGTCAGCTTCAGGATCAGCAGCCAATTCGCCCACAGCTTCCTGCGAAAGCCAGCCGTAAACGTCCAGCTTGGGCTTGTAGTTTTTCTGGCCCTGAGCCTCAAACTTCTCCTTGCCGCAACGGACCAGAGGCCAGCAAGCACGGCCAGCGCGCAGGCGCTCGGCCACCTGTGACTGCAAGTCAGCAAAGACGGCGACGCCAGACTTGGAGTTGATCTTCCAGTAGCCTTGGCGGTCGTCGGCTTCGATGGACTTGATGACCATCGACTTCGCTGGGAACCAGCCTTCGCCCTGAGCAGCGTTGAACGGCCCCATCTCGTCGTGGGCAGGCGTGGCGATGTGCTGGCCGCTGTAGATGTTGGCCATGCGGGTGGCCGCAGTCTTGCCGCCCTTCCAGCAGACGAACCCTTCCTCGAAGGAAGCGATGTTCACCAGCCAGATTTCGGACGGGTCAAGGTCTTCCTTGTCCTTGCCGAACTCGTAGACGCCCCGCTTACCCGTGAAGTTGAGGTAGACGGAACCATCTGGAGCGCCGCCGATCTGGCCTTGCTGCGCGGACGCAGTCAGAGCGTCTGCCATAGCAGCAGCGTTGGTGAGAGCGACGCCCTTTCCGAAGGGCGAGTTGACGATGTCGTTAGCCATAGAGTGTCTCCTTTTGGCGTGTTTCAGTTTTCTGTCTTCGCGGCCACTTCCAGTCGGATCGACGGCTTGCCGACCTTGTAGAAGTCGTCCGATTTGACGCCCGTCGCAGCCTCGTAGGCTTTAACGTCCAGCGTCTTGCGCCCAGCCACTTCCGTAACTTTGACGCTATACGCGGCAGTCTCGAACACCATGCGGTTCTCGGCTACAGCGTATTCCTTGATGGTCGCGCTCAGGTCATCTGCCCGCGCTTCCAGTGCTTTGATCTGCTCCTTGATAGAGCCGTATTCCCTGACTGACTCAGTCACGCCGCGCGGGGCGAAGGCGGGCATCTCCGGCTTCGTCTCCTTGCGCTTCTCGCCCTGCGCCACTTGGATCGCGCTGCACTCCTCCTTGAATTGGCAGTAGGTGCAGCCGTTGTTGGTCAGCCCCTCGGCAGGCAGAGGCGTCAACGTAGAGGACGACAGCCTGCTCCACAGCAATACCGTGGAAATTCAACAACCACATATTCTGCTGCACTTGCGCCAAGTGCTGCGGCTTGGGTGCAGTCATGCCTTCCAGATTGGTGCGCGGGTCGGCAGACTTAAACTCCAAGAGCGTGTGCGCGCCGTCCTTGGTAAAGAGGCCGTCTGGCGTCCCCGACAGGCCAGCCTCGTCACAGAGGAAGGACCGCTGGCCGTCTCCAGCCAGATCGACAAACTCTCCTACACCAAGCGAAGCCATGATCTGCTCGACCACCCATGCCTCGACAGCGTGGCCGCGCTGCGCCATGCCCCAGCGGTCGCCCTGCCGCGACTCTGACTTTGCAAACTTCAGTTCTCGCAAGCAGCGCAGGTTCTCAGACGCCGTCAGCACAGCGTTGCGGTCCAAGCGCCCTTCCTCGTCGTCGTAGAGGGGCCAGTCAGACTTCTGCGCGGCTACGCTACCGCTGATGCGGGAAATAAGGTCTAGGGTCATATCAAAACTCCGGGTTGCCGTTTTCGTCTAGCACGGTTTTCTGGGATGACACGGGCAGTGCCTTGGTCAGCCGCACAGCAAAGTTGCCGTTTTCGTCTAGCACGGTTTTCTGGGATGACACGGGCAGTGCCTTGGTCAGCCGCACAGCAAAAGAAGAAGCGCTCCGAACACCAAGGATGTTCAGGTCGCGCTCTAGTGAGACAGGCAGGCTGGTAAGGCAGTTGGTCTGGGTCATAGCAGTGTCGCGTGTGTCAGTGTTTTGTGTCTCGGATAGTCTGGCCGGACTCGGCCACAGTGTCAAGCGCCAGTTTTGTCGATGATCGTGCGGCACTCGCCAGCGATGGCACTGTAGGCCGCTGCGTCCACATAGTTGTCGTCCTTCAAGGTGGCGACAGTGCGGGAGATTTTCGCCATGACCATGATCCACGCCATGTCCTCGGCGTTCAAGTCAACAGACAGGCCGTATTTGCCGCTCAGGTAGGCAGACGCCATACCTGCCATGTGAGTCAGGTTGGTGTGGGGCGCGCCGTAAGAGGCGTTGCGGTCCCCAGAAGTCAGGCGGGCTGCTTCTTCAAGAAGGGTCTCTCTGTGTGTCATGCTCTCTCCGTGGGAAGGTGTGAGGGGCGCTGGCGATGATAAGCCGTAGCGCAGTCTGATCTTCGACCAACACAAGTCCACCCGTGACGGTTTTCTAGCTTGTGTGCGCCCCTCAGTGCTATTGATACCGCGCTCTGCGGCGGTGGCAAGGGGCTACTTCGCCGCCATTGCAGCTTTTTTCTGCGCTTCCAGTTTGGCCAGCGCTTTCTTGATCGACGCCTCGCTGCACGACCAGACAGGCTTGCTGACTGGCTGCGTTGCCTCGGCGCGCTCTGCTGCCTTCATGGCCAGCGTCTCCAGCCTCTGCGCTGTGGGCGTCCATGACTGCCCAAGAGGCAGGAAAATCCCGAAGCGCTCTGCCGCTGCCTCAATCGACTTGCGGTGCATCCCGTAGTGGCGCGCAGTCATCCCTGCGTTCCAGCCGCGCTCCTCTGCGGCTTCGATCATGTCTCTAGTAATTCTCTTTCCGCCAGCCAATTGCTCTCTCCTTGATGGCTTCGATTTCAGGCAAGTTCTGCCTTGCCATGTATTCTATCAGTTCCAGTTGCTCTTGCGTAACCCACCAACCCGGCAGCTTGACGTAGCCTGCGGCGCGCAGGGCGCGGGCCGCTGGGCTATCGCTTGCCGCTCTGGTCAACGTAGCCAGCCCAGCATGTATGCAAGGCCCAGACCCCAAGGCAGGACTGTCACGCTGACGACAAGCGCGACCGCGACGACACCAAACGCAAAGGCGAACAGTGCTTCTAAAAGGTCTTTCATCAGTCATGATCCCTAATGATGTCGTCTGCGACAAGATGCAGGACGCCAATGGCAGCAGCGAGGGTGATGCGCCCGTCATACTCATAGATCAGGGCCTTGATGCGGTCGCCCAGTTCCCCGGTCACGTCCTCGGCCCGCTTGCCGTCGCCCTTCAAAACGCGGATGTCACTCATGGCTCTCTCCTTTGATCTCTGCGAGGGTGGCGCGGGCGTGTTGAGCCATAAACGGGTGAGCTTCTGGTTGGCTTGATTGCCATTCTAACTCTTTCGCCGCCTTACCAAGTCGTGCTTCACACTCTGCCAGCTTGGCTTCAAGATCACGCACAGCTTGCGTCCCGATCCTGCCCATCTCGGCATAGGCGTCACGGTATTTCTCGCAGGTCGCCAGTTTGGTCTCGCAGGTCGCCAGTTTGGTTTCGAGGGCTTCGATGCGGTCCAGCATGTTCTTTTCCACGCAGTCACATACGTCTAGCGTGGCAAACTTGAATGGACAGTCATCCCTGTGGTCGTGATGCTCAGTCATTTCACGCAACTCCCTTGCACCCACTGCTTGTCGGCGGCGATGCACTGTTCGTAGCGCACCTGACTTTTCTCCGTCTCATCGAAGATCACCTGACCCAGCCCGTAGATGAAGAACGCAAGGCAGGCGATGAATCTTGTTAGCCAAGTCATCCAGTTCCGCCACGCTGATGCCGGGATTATCAAGCAGGGCGGTGTAGATCGCTCCAGTCAGGCGGCGAGACGGCAGGATTGCCGACCCCTGAATGATTGCGGCCACTGCCTCTGACTGCACGTCGCGCACAGGCATGGTCTTTGGTTGGTCTCTCCAAAACATCGTTCTCTCCTCAGTCGATGATCTTAGTTGCTGACTTGTCTTTGCGCGCCACGACCATGCCGACAGCCTCGTCAATCGGATGGTCCGCCTCGCAGATGTCCACATGGACGTGGGTCTTTTGCCCAAGCCGCCACAGGCGGCGCAGGGCTTGCTCTTGTGCCGCAGGCGACCAATCGCGCTCGGCAAAGACAGCGTAGTGACTGCCTTCTTGCAGGTTGATGGCGACGCCCATAGAGGCGATTTGGCCCAGCAGCACGTCACTGTCTTTCTCGTTGAACGCCTTCTCGCAGCGCTCTTTCTCAGCCGAAGACGTTGCGCCGTCGATCTTGTCCACGATCAAGTCTTCTGCCTTCAAGCGCGCCTCTAGTGCCGCGCCCACGTCCTTGTGCCAATACAGCACTAGGATCGGGCAAGACAGTTGCAGCCAAGTCTCGTAGACATACTCGGCCACTGACTCTGCCTTCGCAGTGCCAAGAAGCCGCCGCGCTTTCGCCATAATTGGGTCAGTCTCTCCAGCGTAGACAGCTTCGCCAGTGGCTTCCCGCAGTTCGTCCGTGTTCTCGAAATCGACGCTCACAGTCCGCACAGTCAGGGGCGGCATGTGGTCGGCAACGTCATAGAGGTTCCGGCGCACAGCAATCTCGTTGCCGTAGATCAGTTCGCGCAGCCCTGCCTCGTCCCGGTTGCCTATGACTGTCCATGTCGCAGGCTGGCGAGGATGGAAGCGCCGCAGTTGCGTCACGCAAAAGCGCTGCCGGAACGCCTCAATCGACGTGATACCAGCCGCAGCCAAGTCATCGCGGAACAGCGCCCGCAAGACAGGGTAGAGGTCATCAGCGTAGCGCCGGATCGGAGTGCCAGTCAGAAACCAAACATGCTCGACGCCTTCAGCCAGACAGTCTTTCATGTTGCAGTTCGTGCCGAAGATCGCCGCAGTCCGCGCAGAGTTCAGCGTCTTGAGCGCGTCAGCCTCGTCCAGCACCAGCACGTCAGGAGCCAAGTCAAACTTGCCCGCCAGACTGTAGGACAGCACATAGGCGTCTGCCTCTTGGTCGATCTTGTCTTTGCCTGTCTTGATGCGCTGCACCTTCTTATCACAGTGGCCTTCGATGTTCTTCTGCCACATGCGCAGGGCAATCGGCGGCGCGACCACCACCAGCTTGCCGCCGACCTGCTTCCACGCTTCCAGCGCGGTCAGCGTCTTGCCTGTCCCCGGCTCGGAGAACAGACAAGCCCGCTTCTTGCGCACCAGAAACGCAGCGTCGGCGACCTGCGTCGGCAGGGGCGTCAGTTTTTCCATGTCTTCACCACCTTCTTCAGCAGCGCCTCAGTGGCTTCTTCAGCCGCAGCCGTGTCCTTCTTCGCCTTCTCGACGTTGCGTATGGCCAGCTTCAGGCCCTCGCCCATAGCACCGCGAATGTCTTCCTCCAGCGCAGCGATAGCGCCAGCCACCACCATGCCGCCCTTGCCAGCGGCCAGATACATGCCAGCAGTCAGATAAGCCGTGTAAGCGGCGATCCCAGAAGTTACCTTTGCGCCAAGCAGCAACAGTAGATCGGCATCGTCCATGCCCGCCGCCGTGGCTTGGTCGTCCAAGTCATGCAGTTGTTCACGCAAGTCATTGAACAGCGCCTCGGACGCGACGGCAATAAACTCCTCTTTAGAGCGCACGATTTTCATGGTCATAGCAGAACCTTCTTTCTTTAGGTTGGGACGCCGCAGGCGGCGACATATTGGGTCAAGTCGTCTTTTGCAGAGCGGAAGGCCAGTGCCGCAACAGCCGCCAAAGCGCTGTGCCGGGTGGTCTCGGCCTCGTCGTCCCGCATCATCGCCGCGTGCTTGGACTGCACGGCAAGGACCATGTTCGACCATGCTTGCTGCATTGTCAAACACTTTCTGTCAAAAAGTATATGCTGACTCTTGTCCAGTTCTTGCCTCCAAGTCACGATCTGCTCGGGCTTGATGCCCCGTAGGCAGCGACTTCGTGTTCTGACTCCGAAGGCACGATGACTCGGACTTGCTTCAGCCCTAGATCGTCGATCTTCTTGAGGTATTTGACCATCTTGTCAGGGGTTCTCATTTGGCGTCCTTTTCTTTCAGCCATTGCATCAGTTCCTCATGTGTCACCAAGCGGAACGCGATCCTATACATCCCGCTTTTGTGGTGCAGCCGCAGCGGCTTGCCAGCATAATCGCGGTTAAACTCGTCTAACAGCAGTTGGTCTGTGCGCGGGTGCGTCTTGCGGGTGCGCCGCGCCCAAACAGGGTGGCCGTCTTTCAGTTCGACGGCAGTCACAATAGCCTTCTTTGCTCTTGTGCGATTGTAGTCCTTAACCTGTTTATCAACGGCAATGCGCTGGGGCGGGTAGTCAACGCCCAAGGCAGCGCAGATTTCTTTGAGGCTGGCTTTGCGCTTGTGCGCTTGGCACATGAAGTCACCGCGCGCAGCGTCGTATTGCCAGCGCGGGGTGCCGCCTGCTCTTGTCCTGTTCCACTCGTCAGCCGCGTTGTATGGGTCATAAGCGCGGGCAAAGCTGGCGGCATAGAATTCTGGTGTCCTCGGAAGCCAGACGATCTTGCTGTCAGCATAAGTCAGGATTTCGCGCAGCTTGTTCGCTACGTCTTGCCTGTATTCAGTCATTCTCCTGCGCGCTCCTGCCAATAATCCAAGTCAGAACGCAACTCGGCCACAGTGGTTTCCAAATCGTTGCGCTCGTCTTTGAGGCAGGAAACTTCTTCTTCCAGCCTCTTAATGTCCTCTTGCGCGTCGTCGCTGGTCGCGCCGATAGCAGCGTCAGCCGCGCGCAGGAAGGCCACCAAGTCAGGATCGGCGGCGTAGTGAGCCAGCATGTCGTCGATCAAAGCGCGGCGCTGGCCGTGGTCGTGCAGCTCGTGCAGGCGATATTTCAGGGCGATCATGTTCTCTCCTCCTCGATGCCAATGGCGCGGGCGACAACACGGCGAATCCAGCCGTAATACCGCACCAGAATCTTGATGACTTCAGACGATGACGGGTGAGAAAAGACGCAGGACCACAGCCCTTCCGCAGTCTTGGACGCAAAGCCCAAGCGCCGTTCTTGCTCTGAAGTCACAAGAATAATCTCGTAAACCCAAGCGCCGTTGACTTTGCCCTCTTGCCTATAAGGCAGCAGTTTGATGCGCGGCGTCATGTTTTGCTTCCCTCTTGCTTCAGGTCTGCGCGCCACTTGTAAACAGTGCAGGCCGCGACGTTGTGAAGGGTCGCCGCAGTGGCGACCCCGTGGATTTCAGCGTCACGCAGAACGGCGGCGCGCATGTCATCAGTCAGCCCGTAGGCAGGGTGATATGGGAAGGTCATGCCTTGGCCCTCCCCTTCTTCGGCTCGTCTTTCCACAGCCGCCCGCTTGCCATCATGTCCCACGCCACGCGGGCGGACACGTCGCGCTCTTGCTTATCTTTCAAGCGCGTCACAGTCAGCGTGTCAGCGGCGACGCCGTAGGCGTCCAGACTGTAGGTGTTCCCCGCGCTGTCGCGCAGGGTGTCACCGATGTTCACAAGCTCAAGAATCTTGCTCAGGCTCATTCGTCCTCTCCTTCCAGCGTGTCTTGGAAGTGGACGGCGATTTCGTGGTAGTCGATTTCGCCCAGCGCGCAATTCAGCATGTCGATCAGGAAACCGTTTTCAACGCTCTTGCCGTCGATGTCTCCGATAGCCGTCCGCACCAGTTCCTCAATTGCATCCGGCCCGATGCTATAGCCGTCCTCTTGCATCATGGCGAGTTCGTCGCCCAGCCACAGATTCACCAGCCACGTTTCTTTGTTCTTCCAGCCATTGTAGTCGGTCATAGTTTTGCTCCTTTGGGTCTAGCAGATGGGTTCAGTTTAGCTCTTGCTCTTGTATTGTCAAGCTAGATTCTTGCTCTTGTCTTGCTCTTGCTTTGCTCTTGCTTTGCTCTTGCTTTGGCTTTTTCGCGG